TTTTTTAATAGTGAGATAATTTTAGCCACCACGAATGAGTTTATGAATTTGAGTAACTTAACTCGACAGGATTGTATTCGTGAGTTACCAGCCTTATGGAGACGCTGTCACGTTATTGATTTTGCTGATGTACTGTTTTCCGGTGTGTATACTGGAGTGGCAAAATGGAAATACTATGATTTGAGTGAAAATAAATTCAAAATCGGATATCCAGAACATCTTCGGGAGTGTATGGAAGGGTTGTGTCCAGTTTTTTCCTTAACGGGTGTTGATACGGATTTTTACGCGTGGATTAGTAAACATGTAGTTAAACTACGTAACTTGAGTAAATCACGCATGGTGTCCAACAACTTAACACCGTCGCAGGTAGAAATGGTAAGGGCCCAACTTGATGAATTTAAAGTAGAGGGGCGTGAGTCCTTCCTTTCAAAATTAGGCGGGATGTGGACTATGCCTAGTAAAAGCGACAACAACTTGGCTTTTGACGAGACGGACTCGTTGGCTTCAGACTTTGACATCGATGTTGAGTTACAACGTTTAAAAGAAGAATTAGCAGACTTGTCAGATTCTCAATACGAAGAATACTTAAAAATTGAACCTTTAGAATATTTTCGGATTTTAATAACGGAAAGTTTCCAGTGGATAGTAAGTAAGATAAGAGCACTTGTATCCTCGATTATGGAGAATGATTTGTTTCTAGAGATAAGTGTTTATATTTTTTTCCATGTTAATTTGTTACGGTGTTAATTATATTGTAACAAGTTGTGTAAATAAACGTAAAAACAAACCAAATTTTAGTATTGAAAGTGATTTGTCCGAAAAATTCGACTTAAATGGTCTAAATACAATGCATGCTAGCATTCGAAATAATCTGAGGGAAATAGTTGTCGTGGCTGGAAAACATGCCACCCATGTAGTTGGTCTGCTAAGTGGTCACAACGTAGTTGTACCGGCACATTGCATACATAGTGGAGACATGTATATTACCGTTTACGGTAATAAAAGAAGTAATCACATTATCTACGATAAAATTAGAGTTAATGTTTTGTACGAAAATCGTACTAGTGATGTAGCTGTGCTTAGTTTACCCAAGAATATTGCAACGGTTTTCAAGAATATGGGACACTTTTTTCGCGTCCGAACTAGTCGCAATAACTATGTTTTGATTTCACCTTATGGAGTTATGCGTAGTTGTAGACCAACTGTTTTACAATCGAGAGATGCTATAGTTTACCGTGTACCTCTGAACGACACCTGTTTTGAAACTAGAATAGAGGGTGACACGTTTATGTATGATGTCCACGGAAAGGGCCTTTGTGGTTCTTTGGTAGTGGACAATGAGGGAATTCTAGGAATGCATGTCGCAGGTTGTGAAGAAGAGGGAACTGGTGTAGCCATGAAATGGGGAGATTCGGATATCTTAAAGATTGGGAATTTGCTACTTAATGATAAATGCAATTTTCAATTCCCATTGCACGATAAAGCATTTGAAAACTCATCCGTTATAAAGGTTGATGTATCCTTGCCCGTTTCGGTCGCTAGTAATAGTTCACTGGGACGTTCCCCGTTATTTGGGCTATACCCGATAACTCGTAAACCTGCCAACTTAGTTAAATATGGTAAGTGCACGGTAAAAGACATCGCAAAGAAGTCATTTGGTTTAACACAACTAGTTAGAACCGAAGAGTTAACTTTTGGGAAAGAAGTTGTTCGTAATTTCTTTAAATCTAGTTCTTTTAGATTATTGACGGAGAGTGAGATTGTTGGCGGTACCAGCTTATTGGCTGGTCTAAATAAAGAGTCGAGCAATGGCTATAAATGTAAACCCCTTAAAACAGATTATATAAATTTTGATACTAAATCTTTTTTACCACTTTTTAAAAATGAAATTTTACTTTTTGAACAAACTTTGGAAACCGGTCCTTTTGACTGGGAAAAATTAGTCTGGGTGGAAGCCTTAAAAGACGAGCTACGAAATGTAGAAAAGGATGGAGAACCTAGAAGTTTTCGAGTTGGAACTATACATCACCAAGTTCTAATGAAGAAATATTTTGGTTGGTTAGTGGAGCATCTGATGATGAATAGACGAGATAACGGAATAATGGTTGGAATAAATCCATTTACTGAATGGCAGCAGATGTACGACATTCTAAAATCAACAAGGGGCGTTTTTGCAGGTGATATAGCTAAATGGGATGGTTCAATGAACAATATGGTTCAGGACTCCATAAAGGAGGTAATTCTAGAATTTATCCCACCCGAGCATCAGCAGGTCTCCGATGTCCTTTTAGAAAATGCTATTCGTTCGATAGTTGCGGTGCAGGATGACACTTACATCACAACTCATTCAATGCCTTCAGGTCATTATTTAACCGCGATTTTGAACTCTTTGGTTAACCGTTTTTATACTGCTATGTGGTATACAAGAGAAACGGGTTGCACTTCAGTAAATAAGTTTCTGCGAAATGTTGTGGATTTTGTGTATGGAGATGATAAGGTTGTTGGTATACACGACAATTTAAGGGTCTTAAATGCAATCTCTATGACAAAATTTTTTGAAAGTTTGGGAATGGGTTTTACCGATAGTCTTAAAAATAACATAGTTGAACCGTTCCAAGATATTCAAGATATAACTTTTTTGAAGAGATATTTTCGTTATCATGATGAGTTGGGTAAGATAGTCTGTCCTCTAGAGCTTAGAACATTACAAAGTGGAATTAGTTATTTTGACTATAACAAAGAGATGGACGTAGTGATGAAAGCTAAAATAGATACTTACCAACGAGAGATCTATTTGTGGCCAGATCGGAAAGCTCTATTGGCAGATTTTCTATCTCGTTTACGAGAGAGGGGAGTCGAGATAGCAGTGTTGACAAATTCTTACCTGAAAAATCTATATACAGACCCGGATATAGATGTTTTAAAACTTAGTTGGGGCGGGTCACAATATATATAATTTAAACAAGTATATACACGTTTTTAGAATTCCTATTTTGTATTAATTTTTAAAGGAAGCGATGGAGAGTTTATTTTATAACAAAATTTTAATAGTAGTATAGTACGTGTTGATGGAGCGTGCTAATTTCTTAAACAAACAATTCATCCCAAAAAATGTAAATATGTATAAATCAAATTTAGTTAGAGACATGCAGACAATTGCAGTCCCTATAGATGAGAATGGAGTCGTTAAAACTGTAGATGATACAGCTAGTAATTTCTTCTCATCAGTGCGTACGCGTGCCGCTATTGAGCCGCCCGTGCGTTATAATAAGACACCTCACATGGAGTGTGTCCCTCAAAAATTGGAAATGGATTATAATGTAATTTTGAATAAACCATTTTTTATAAAAAACTTAACTTGGAACTCCACTGCTGTGAAGGGAACTAGTTTGGCTCGAATTTTTATTCCTCAGGATATTTTAACCAACCCTTTAGTTGAGATTCCTTTTAAGGCCTCAGTGTATTTTAGAGCTAAAATTAGCGTAGTGTTCCAGGTTGCTGGAACCCCAATGCACAGCGGTTTACTTATTGCAGCGGCTCAACCTCTTGGGTCCGCAGAAATGTGGCAACATTCCATTTCAGAAAATCAGTTGATGGCGGGGCCCCACGTGTTTTTAAGTGCAAATGAAGCTACTCCGGCAGTTCTAGAAGTTCCTTTTTATGTAAATTCTAAGTTAGCTGTAACGGGAGAAAATGGTACTATGGTCGTACCTACGTCGATTGACGGAAATTTTGCAGAAGTCGAGGTTTATGTTTTCAACACGTTGGGAGTTCCAACCTCAGGTTCCACATCGTTATCCATTTCAGTGCATTTTATGTTCCAAGATCTAGAATTTTATGTGCCGCATGTGGATCCTCTTTGGGTTCCACAAGGAGCTTATGAGTGTGAAAGTTTTGTCGAAAATGCGAAGGGTTTTGTCACAAATGTATTCGATCGAATAACGTCTGGCGTTAAAACTACAGTTAGTGACGCGTATGACCTTATAAGTTCAACTAAGGTACAAGCTTTTGACTTTATTGATTCTGGGAGAGCCTGGTTAAGGGGTTTAACTGGTTTACATAATCCAGCAGATGCTACAATTTCAACTAAGGTGGCAGTTCAAACTCGACAAAACACAAATGTTGTCGATGCACCTATTCAATTAGAAAAATTAGACCCCTTTTCACAATTCTCACATTATACGAGAGATTATACTTTTGACACTGAAGTTGATGAGATGTTATTATCTGAAATCATTTCTAAACCGCAATACATTGGGTCATTTTTAGTATCAACAACGAATCCAGAAGGTACCTGTGTATGGTCGAGACCGATCACACCGTTCCAACAAGCATTGGAGACTTCTTACACAGATCATGGTAATGCCGTCACAACTCTTGCCACCACATCTTTATTTCAGAACATTCACTTTTTGTCTAGATTTTGGCGTGGCGGTATGAAATTGTATATTCAATCGGCTATGTCAAATTTTCACTTTGTTAAACTTACTATAGCGCGAAACTATGCACCAGATACGTTGATGATAAATAACCTACCAGATTTTGACTCAGTGCCCAATCTAATGATGGAAACTTTGGAGTTTACTGGACATCAAGTGCATACTGTTAAATTGCCTTATGCCTCTTCTCTCGAACAACTACCTTGTTCTACGGATCCTCTATTCAATGCTCTACAACATGGAATGTACTACATTTATGTACATCAACCCTTGGTTGTAAATGGATCTATTCCAACGAGTGTTGCCTTCAATATTTATGTTGGAGCAGACGACGATTTTCAATTTTTCGGTTATGCTACCCGACCTAATATGATCGCATATAATGTTTCAGCATTACCAACTATGCGATCTGGAGTTGCTCCAGTAGTTAATGAAGAGTTAGTTAAAGAAATGGAAGAAAAAATAAAAGAAGATCCTAGTTTACAACCTTTGTATAAAATAGAAGCTTTACGAGAATATCAAGTTGAATCAAGTGTGGAAACCCAGGAGGATTTAGTCATAAACGAACATGAGCAAGATCCTATAAAACCTACCGATCTGCGTCCAATAGTGAGTGTACGAGATTTTACTCGTAGATTTGTTAGAGCCTTTTATAAGCGCTTTACCTCACAATTTATAGATGCTCATCGTGGTACTGTTCAAATAGACGTTGCAGAAATGTTGGGTTTTAGGGGTCAAAGCTTCAGTGGCACTCCACTCAATTCTTCCGTCTTTGCCCCATCAAATGCTCACCAAATTATACATGCAATGTTTTTGGGCTATTCTGGTGGAGCGAGATTCAAGGTAAGTGTGATTGGAACGACTGCAGCTGAAGTGTACTATGTACCTCCTGGCTTTCATTCTTATAATGTCGACCCTACTGGTGGGCATCAATGGCGAGCTACAGCTCCTTTACCTTCAGCTAATTTGGCGCCTAGTGGTGATCCATATTCTGAGTCAAATTTGGGGCAATATTTCTTTGCAGAACGCGCACCCAATACTTATCACAATAACCAACTACTCAATCCCAGTCCAATGCAAGATCGTCCAAATTATGTAACGACTAGTGCCAATGTTGACATAGGAGTTGCAGCAGCTGGATTTGATCGCATGCCAATGGCTAATACCATGCACGAGATTGAAGTTCCGCATATGTCACCATATCGTTTTGTTGGAGATTCCACTAAGGGAGTGTTACCTTTGACAGGTACAACCCCATTTGAGCTTGGAGCAAATAATATGGGATATATAGTCGTTAAATTTGCGCAACCTGTTATTTATTACCCTGGTGTTCCAACCGTTTCTGCGGGAGCAGCGATTGAGGTTTTTGTAGCGACTGATGATGTAGGTAGAGCGGGATATCAAGTCTTTGCTCCCACCACCGTCCTACCTGCTGTTAGGGTTACGAATGGCATTAATACTAATTACTATCAAGTTGGACCTGATAGTTTACGAACAGCAAATGCTGCAGGATATTATCCTGGAATTTCTAGCGCATTCGCTTCCCCAGCAGCTTCTATAGTTCCAGCCTTTAACTATAGGAAGGCCTTGTATAAAGGAGGCTAAGGCTACTCAAACTCACGTTTTTTTTTAAGGTCGACGTGAGCAGAGTTAAAATCAATTAGATTTTATTTTTTATTTAATTCGCGTTATTTTTATGTTTTCCGAG